TCAACGCGCCCACCACGCTTACCGCCGGTTAAACACGCTCTCACGAACTCACAGATCATATTTAAACTACACCACCAAAAATCCACCCGAAGGTGGATTTGATTGGGAATTGAACTGAGTATGTCTATATTATATTACTAGTCGTTTTCAACATCACCAAAGTCTTGAATAAACAGTAACGAATTAAAGAAGTTAATAAGTACGTTTTTATTATACCAATATGCACTTAAAGTAAATTCCAAAGTGCCATCAGTATTAAATTTGATAGACAATGGTGTTGCATCGTGACCAGAGGTTGCACTTGGTGTTACATCTTGTTTGGTTGCAAATCCAACAATGTTGAATGAAGATGTAGGACGGAATCCAGTATCACTTGATTTAAACGTTACACCAGTTGAAGAAGTAACAGTAAAACTTATGTCACCGTAGAATTTGCCAAGAGTTCCAGAGTTATTTCTTGCACTATGAGTACCAACACTTGAAACTTGATTGGAAACTGAACCATTTGTACAAGTCCATGTAACGTCTGTATAAGTAGATAAGGATAGATATTCCGTTAATGCATCAATTGCGGTTTTAGCAGAATTTGCAGTACCACTTGCGGAAGATGCAACACCAGATACAGTACCAAGACCAGTATTAACTTCGTTTACAGCGGAAACCAAATCAGTCTTAGCAGTCGTATTTAAATTGCCGAGTGTACCAATATTGCCATTAGCAGTCGTTGCACTTGCGTTGGCGGTACTTGCAGAATCTGCATTGGTTTTCATTTGAGAATCAATTGCAGTCATTGCTCCGTTAACATCAGTTAACCATGCCGGTGTATCCGTTCCGATAAATTGCGGAAGGTTGTAGTTTGCGGTTGAATTAGTGTGGCTCATTATTTTTCCTTTCTTATGCCATTAAAATTGCTTTACCGTTGAAGTCATAATTGAATGCCGAAATCTCTTGGGCATCATATGCACTTGCGGTAAGGTTCAATGCATCATATTCGCTTGCAGTTAATGCATTCTGGGAAGCACCTGCAAGGTTATTTATGACCGTTTGAAGTGGACTGGTCATACCGGTTGTAGGGTCAATGACCTGTATTTGACCAAGTTGAATGTTTTGGATTTCCTGTTCAAGTCTTTGGTCGCCTAAATCAGAATATGATTTCAAATATTCGGTTGCAGTATCAATTTGAACTTTAATCGCACTTTGGAACGCAGTAAGTTTTGCATCAACTTCTGCGTTGACTTCTTCGTCAATCGTATCAACTTTGTTTTTAACTTCTTCAAACTCTGCTAGAAGTTCAGTATACTTTTCGTTGAACTCTGTAATAAATTCTGCATCAGCATTTACTCGTTCAATTACTTCATTTAATTTTTTCAATACACCTAGCAAAAATTCTTGGTAAGTCAGATTATTTTGCCAGTTTGTTGTAACACCTTGAAACAGGGTGTTTGGTGGTGACTGAATGTTGAATTCTTGAATCGCCATTTCCTTTCCTTTCTTAAAATATCGCCATGAACAGAGATGCCAAATCGTTAATAATATCTCTATCTATCATTATAATATTTTCTCGGTACTGTTGCACCATCTTCTGTGCAGTTGCAGAAACACCGGAATTACCTTTAATTTTCTTTGTATAGGATTCATTGCCGGTTGTATCGGTTTTATCACTTAATTCATTAGCATCTGTTGAACTTGCGTATTTACCTTGTAGAATTTCACCTTTGTTGATTTGACCTTGTGGTGTATTGGAATGTACGTTTAGACCGTCCGAACTACTTGTAGAGTTACCAACTGAAGTTCTATCATACGTTTCCGTATAATCTACGTTTACCAATGGGTCATATTTGATACTTGCGGAATAAATCAAAGGTAACTTTTCTTCCATTATTTCCTGCATTGCAACTTTTGCTTGATGCTTGAACAATGCAGGTGTTTCAAAACCAATTTCTTCCATAAAGTAATGGTCAAGAATCTTTTGTGCTAACTTATCCTTTGACCATGTACCACGGCTTTCAATTGTACTAATTTCTGCACCTGTCAGATAATCGTTTAAATCATAATCCGTGAACCATGATTTGACTTCTTCTTCGCCAAAGGTTTCTACCAGTTCACGCAATGATAGACTATATATTGCCATTTGTGTCCTTTCCAACTTCCGTTAACATAGCATCTTTAATTGCTTCGTCTGCATATTCGTCAAGGACCACACTTGCGCTTCGTTTAATGATGTTATCAAGGTCAGAACGTACTTTCACGTCAATTGCCTTATCACCAGTCAAACCGAATTTTTCATTGAATTGTTTACATGCAAGTTTACGAGGTGCAAGGTAAGACATAAGATTCAAGTTAATGACTTCGTTATTACTGTTCGTTTCGTCTGCGACAAGTCTTTCACGCTTTTCGGACAAGTTATTCACACCCAAGAATGTTAATGCTTCATTCCAAATTTCTTTCTTGTATAGCATGATATCATTGGCAATGAATGGTGCATCTGTTCTAATTGCTTGAATTGAATCACGTGAAAGTTGGCCTTTACGTCCAAAGATTACAGGTGAATTTCCTTCGTATTGTTCGTAAACGTTCTTCATAGAGAAGCGTGTGTTTTCGTCTGAACTCAAAAGAACCGGTGTACGTTGCGCCTTGATATTAATATCACAAGTGCGTTGCGCTTCATAAAGACGGAACGCAAACAATTCCATTGTGCTTGCCGTTGGGATTCTTTCCCAGTTATTCATAACAAGGATTGCTTCTTCAGTATCACTTGCAGGATTAATTTCGTTCAAACCAGAATACAACCTTCTATCTTCATTGAAGGAAAATGAATAACAGTTAAGTTCCGTTGGTAAACCATAAATATTGAGTTCACCACCTGCGGTACATTTAGTATTAATGAATCCATAAAGTTCAGTTTTAAGAAGTGATGCCATACCGAGATAGTACAAACACTTTTCAATGTATCTTGCGTCCATTGAATCCGGCAAATTGACCCACTCAAAGATAGACATGGCAATCTTTTTGAAACGTTCAAGGTAATCAATATAAGTCAGATCGTTAACTAGAACCGCATCAGTTAATTCTGTTCGTGGTAGGATTTTTCTTCGTTTTTTGCTCATTCTTTACTCCATTATACAATATTATTGTTTTGTGAATAATCAAGAAATGTTGCAGGATTATGCCACATTGTAATACCATTATTGAACAATGCTTTAATGGCATCAATGGCTTCATTTGGTACGTCACCCACGATATTCAAATCTGCAGTCTTTACGAAATTCCAGTTTCTGCGTGAAGTAAAATTAGGTACTTTCTTTTTGTTTACACGGTATCCAAACATATCAAAGTAACCGTCAATGCGTTCTGCATAGTCATAACGCAGGGTCATATTACGAAAGTCATAACCTGCTTTGCCTGATGCAAACATAATATCACCGGCACTTAGGTTTCCTTTTGCTTGGTCCGGTACGATTTTTGCTTGACGAATCTGTAATGCCATATCTGCAACGTCAGATGACAAAGACTTAACGCCATAACTACCACCAGTTCCGGTTTGTGCCATTGTGCCAAGAGTTGAACCGGCAAAGTTAATACCAGAAAGAACCGCCTGCACTTCAAGTGCTTTTCCGTTTTGTGCTTGCCAGTTCAGGTAATAATCACTTACCCAAGATATCTGCGGAAGTTTGCCAAGATGTATGCCTTCATTGAATGCAGGACCGCTATTACTTGGATTATTCTTTTTTGAGTTATTTGGAACTATCATGAACGCACCACCTTGTTCAAGCGAAGCGTAATAAGTGAATACAGGAAGGTTATTCGTATAATCTTCGTAATGCATTTCAACGTCCGTTCCGTTGTTATTCGTGACGTATAGATAATTGAACGGATATGTGAAAAGTTTTTGGTTACGTGGTCTATAACCGTTTAAATTATCCGCTTTTGGAATCGTTGCAATATCACCGGAACTTGCCTCATAACTTGTATTTGGCACTAACCAAAAGGTGCTTGCAAGCGTACCTGTACCATTCATTGGTGTCCATGAAGCGCAAGCACGTGGACAAAGGAATATTGACTGAATAGCATCTGCTTTGCCGACTCCGTCATAAAGACCAATTGTGGTATACATTTGTGAAACACCATCAGGTGTACATGGCATGGCAATAAAATAACAACCTTGTGGAATACCGTTAAATATTGGTCTTGTTGCAGAAGGTAAGACGTTTACACCACTTTGTCCATCTGGTGAAACATCAAGCGTAGAAACTTGCATACAAATAACTGCAGTTGGGTTATTTTCGTTGCTACGTGTACGTGCAATTGTAACTTCGGTCTTTCCGGAACATACGTATTCGCCTAAGTCCAGATTTTCCGGTACAAGGTTTGCACCAATTGCATCATTTGAAGCGTGTTCACGTTCAATAAATGACTGTTTGAACTGAATATCAAATCCCCAAGTTTGCCAATAATCGGTAGATATGGAAATCAAGGTGCAATAATCGTTATCGTATTGCATATCAGTAATGAATGCATAGAACCACTTATTTGAATAGTTTTCATTCTTATACATTACGTAGTTGTATTCAAGAAGCGTGTCAATATGCGCAGGAAAACGGATTACATTGTTTTCCCTTTGGTACGAAATATCTATTGCTTCAAGTCGTGGTAAGGATAAGAAATAATTTGCCTGTGCGGTTTTATTCGCAAAATTCAATTGGTGGTTGTTATCTAATTCAAGAGGACATTTTAGCAAATAAACGTCCGTTTGTGGTGTAACTGCCATAATTATATTATAACAAAAAATCCCCATATCGGGGATTTTCTGTGTGTTGGTCAATTAAGACTGGTTACCTTCGCCACCACCAGTTGTAGGTAGTGCGGTTGCAAGGATAACTGCGTTTGCAAATGCAGAGTAGTTGTACATCTTTACAACGTTGAGATAATACTGCCATGTACGGTTATTAGGGTTGTAGAATTCGTCCATTTCAAAGTCTTGAGTCTTGATCTTGAAGAAGGACTTATCAAAGACCATACCAAGAATGTTAGAACCGTCTTGAATCTTAGTACCTTCGTCGTCATATACGTCAAAGTCGTCTACAACAATGACACGACCTAGGAAGTCCGCTTTGCTCATGTTGAATGCGCTTGCAAGAACTTCAACGTCAATTTCGGCTTCAATATCTGCACGGATCATGACCATAATATCACTTGGGTCAGTCCAAGTAACAATTGGGAATGCACCTTCAACACCTTCGTTGACCTTTTCCCAAGCGTTGAATTGAGTGCTTGGCAACTGGAAGCGAGTGTGAAGTTCACGGATACGCTTAACGAATGCTTTGTCTGTTGCTTCAGTAGTTGGTGCGGTTACAACTTCAATTTGTGCTTTATTACCAACATATGCGCTAGTTACAAGGGCTTTGGTGTACTTGTAAGCATCAATGTAAGCACCGTTGTAAAGGGAATTAATCAAACCGGTAATGAAATCTTCAAGTGTACCCCAAGATACGAATGCATCTTTGAGTTTGGCACGGGTAATCGTGACAGGATACTGAAGGTCCATATTTACGGTTAGATACTGCGTAGCAACCTGTGCTTCGTATTTCTGCAAAAGACCGGCAAAATCGTTAACATTGAATTTGCGACCCTTAGCAGGATTTACGTGAATATCTTGACCGGCATAACCAAGCGGAATGCGCTCGCCTTCAAGATCAGCGAGAGGGTTCTTGAAAAGTTTGGTATTAACTGCGGTGAAAACAATACGCTTCAAGAGTCCAATGAACTCATTACGTACAATGGTCAAGTTTTCGTCTAGGATAGGTTGACCAAATTCTGCAATGCTCGTATCTTCCGTTACAACTGGAATATACTGATGGTAAACGCTACCTTCGGAAACCGACATTTCACGCATCTTATTGAGTGCGGTGACTAAACCTTGTGAAGGGTTCATAGATGTTTCCTTTCTTTAATGTTTAAAATTGCCATTTGCATCAAATGCATCAGACAACTTGATAGTTTTGACTTCGGAAGCATCTTCGTCAGACCTTTTTGTATTGGCTTTTTCCACCGGAATCTGCTTCAAAAGATTACCGTTCGCAAGGACCAATTTTTCATTGGTGGCTTTTAACCGTTCAATTTCTGCATCACGCTCTTGTAATGCCTTTTGCGAATTAGTGTTGCCAGTTATAAGTAAACCGATATCGTCCGCAATAACCGCCGAGTTATCACCCAACTTTTCTTGCATAGAATCGGTTATTTTAATTAGTTCTTCGTCCGTCATATTTTTATTATAACACAATTATCTGGAATAACCTGACCAATGATTCCATGCAATGACCCATGGAAACTTGCGTTTCTTTTTCTTTTCTTCTGGTTTAGGTTCAGGACCTTGCCATTCGTCAAAACGGAAGATACCAAGAAACGGTGTAAGCGTTACAGTATCAAGCGTAAATGCACTTCCATATGTTGCACTTGGGTTCTCGTAATTTTGCGAGAGGATTCGCAAATAATTTGTACCGTTGTAATCTTCGTCCGCAAAACCAATATGTCCTGCCGAATGTGTCCAATCAGTATTGCGGTTGAATACAATCACGTCACCTTTCTTAATATTCTGAACACCACTTACGATATAGAAGTGTCCGCTTCCGTTTCGGATTCGTGAATTTGGAACGGTCCAACATTCACTTACACGTTGATTTGGTCCAGTATACAAAGTCTGGTTTACTTGACCATACAAAAGTTGTACACCGTCCCAACATTGTGCACCGTAGTATCCGTCCCAGTCATACCAGTTTCCAAGAACAGCATTTTTGAAAACGGTATAACTGGAATATGGTACAGTAACGTGACCATGAAATTGTGCCATTAGTATTTAAAACCGTATTCCTTAAGTTTCGCAACAGTCTTTGGACCTGTACAACCATCTGGATATAATCCTGTACGCTTCTGAAATTCGGTAATACTCTTTTTAAGATTCGGTCCGTAATAGTTGCCAAGTGCTTTACGTGAAGTGTACTTAGGAAAAGTTGCGTACATGAAATCCGCAAGCAGTCCGACACGTTCGTCTTTATCACCTAATGCCCAATAACCTTTGGTTGGTAGGAAGTTACGAAGCGTTGTCTTTTTGACTACTCTTACACCGTCACAACATTCACCCCAACCAAAGAAGTTAGAATATTTGTAGCGTGAGATTTTGACACCATCTTCATAAAAGACACCATATGCAGACAGAATGACGTGTTCGTACTTAGATATGGTATCAACGTAAACTGGTACGCAAACGTTTTCTGGTAACGTGGCAATATCGTGCAAAGTGCCGTTTTTGCGTTGCGATTCCATATCCGCTTTGGCACTTGGAAATTTACCTACTGGAATACCAAAGGCAAGACGTGTGTTTTGTAAACACCACCCTTTGCGTTTACCCATTTTCTTTGCATTTGCTTCTTTCACTTGCTCGTAATACATAATTTACCCTTTCTCTCTTAATGCTTTTAATGCTTTCTTTAAACCTTTTGGAAATGGTACACCTGCAAGTGATAAGTTTTCAATAATGGATAGACCTTCGTTTGCGACAAAGTAATAAATGACAAGTGTACGAATTGCACCAGTATCGCCTGTGACCCTATCTACAAGTACACCAAGCATGACAATAAGAAGAAGCCCAACCTTCTTAATGATTCCTTTAAAACCAATTTTTGAAGATAATTGCTTGGTTATAAATGCTTTAATGATACCTGAAACGTAATCCAATACAATTGCAATCAGCAAGCATTGCAACGCAATATCTATACCACCAAGTAAATAAATAAATGCCGTAAGAATCATTCCAAGAATTGTGCAAATACTTTCTTTCATAATTTCATTATAGCAAATAATCCACCATAGAAAGGTGGATTAAATGCGTGTGGGAAGTAGACAAATAAAATTGATTCTTAATTTTTATTTGTGATTCTATTTTACAAACAAAAGACTGATAATTGCAAGGTTGATTATTCCTTGAACAACTGCAAGAATGTAAAGACCACTTATTTGTTTATCGTGTTCAGTCATTTTCATAGTATTCTTTCTCTTTCTCTAACTTAGATAATAAAGTTTGGAATCGCTTATATTTAGCGTTATATACTTTTACTGCATCATATAGATCCATGAGTTCATAAAAATCCAAATATATCAACATTACTGATTCCCCTTAATATATGCATCTAATATCTTAGTTTTGACGGTCTTTAATGCTTTGCATTCCTTATCCGTCAAGGTATCAACACCGGCAATATCTTTGGCAATGTTAAATTCGTCTATTGCCATATTGATCAATAAGATTTCGTCATATGTCAGTTCTACATTAAACATTCTTGGTTTCTTCATAGTTATTCCACCTCACTTCAATTGCTTTCCTTGCTATTTCTTTCCTGCGTTCTTCACTTAACTTCTTTGCACGTGCATTGGCACGTTTAATAGCATAGTAGTCTTTAACTTTAATCTTCTTCATTTTCGTCTCCACAGAGTTCAGGGTTTTCGTGGATGTTGCCGATAACCTCAATGGTATGTCGTTGAGTGCCTTCGAGGGTTTCCGAATCTAATGCCATTTCAAACAGAAACCCACCGATTTGGAACTCACCATTTTCATATGTGTTCTCGCTGAAAGCCCCTGCATCATCATCCCACTCAATAACTGATAGTGGGTTGCGATATGGCTTTTGTGCCATAAACCGCTTGCCACCTTTCTTCTTGAAGTATGGTGTGATGTGAACTATATCCCCTTCATATATCTCTTTGCCGTTCTTGTCCTTGAAACCTGTGTATTGCTCGATAATAAACGCCTTATTGTCAATTATCTGGTCGCCATTCTGAGTCCATTTTGGCGATAGCTCGAAGTATTCGTCATATACTTTGGCTCTTTTATTCCATACTCTAAACTTTAGCTCTCTCATTCTTCCTCCTCTCCCCAATCCTCTAAAAACTCTACTTCTTGTGGGTGTTTCAAGTGATGTTGAATTAGATATTGCTTCATGGTTTCATATACCTTGTCATCTACACGCACAGCAAAGTCTTTTGGGTTTGCAGTGTCGTATCCATAGATATATTTCATTCTTCCTCCTCTCCGCAGAGTTCGGCGGTGGAATAGAACTCTCCATCTTTCAAGTTTAAACACCTACGATTGCTGAATATTATTTCATCATTCTCGGCATTTTCATAGA